AACGATCCAGAAATAGACAAGATTTGGGCCACCTACAAAGGGCAGGCAAAAGCGTGCATCTTGGCCTTTCTCGAAGAGTCGGCTCAGCGGCAAAGGGCCGAGCTCAAGACGCGCAGCGGCATGGCTTGGCGGAAGCGTGAGCATCCAGGTTGGAGCCAAACCCACGATAAGCCGACAGATGCGATGATAGAGGCTGGGCTGAAAGCGCGGGAAGCGTGCAATTTTCACGGCACAGACGAGCGCAAGCAAGTCGCCGAGATTTATCGCTACATGCACGAAGCCCGCCCCCAATCCACTGCCCCTAGTCCCGATACTGACTTGGTGGAGCGAGTAGCGCGGGCTTTCGATCCAAAGGCATGGCGGCTGATCGACGAATGGAGACGAGAGGCCGCATTCTACAACTCAAAGATTGGTCAGGTCGGCTACAACTCACCCTCGACCAAGGAAATGGCAGATAGCGCGACCAAACGAGCCGACCGCTTGCAAGAAGAGCAGTTCGCATCTGCCCGCGCCGCAATCGAAGCCCTCACCGCCACCGCACCCCCTAGCGATAGTGACGTTGAGCGGTTGCGCGACCTTCTGGACACCGAGCGCTACAAGGTGGCGATTGGCGTTCAGGCTATTGCTCGCGCTGTGCAAGGCCGTCGCTGGCTTAGTCGGCCGGGACGAGGTTCCTACACCTATGATGACGAACGCTACCAGCAAGAGTTTGGCGAAGCGCTAAGCGAAATTGAAACCGCGCTGAAGCCGCTTCAGGCCATTGCCCAAGATTGGTCGGACTGCCCGCGCGACCCAATTCGCGTAGCCGCCAACCGTGCCGCCGCTCTTAGCGATAGTGACGCGGAAGGCGGTGGAGCGTGAGCAACGATAACACGGATTTTCTTCGTGGGTTCGCCATTGCGCTGGCAGACCTCAACCGACTGCACGACCAGCCTACGATGGTGCGGGACGTAATTGACGGTGCGGCGCTGACACTCGCTGACTTCAAGCGCGCTGGCGTCGAACCATACGACCTCAAGGAACTGCGGAAGGCATTCGCATGACGGACGCGACCAACCCCACAGTGGGAGGTGAGGTGGTGAGCGAGGAAGCCGTGAACGCGGCGCTCGCCAGCCTAACCGATTTGGAGCGCGAACTGTTGCTCGGAACGGCAAAGGGGTGGGGTTCGTGGATGTTCGACGTTGGCGCTGACTTGTGCGCCAAGGGTCTTGGACGGCGCGACAACCGAGGGTCGATCTATTTCGACACGCCACTAGCCCGCGCCGCAATCACCAAAGCAACCGGGGCCGACCAATGACCGACACCATGACCGATGAGCTTGTGACGGCAGCGGTTGAGCGTCTCACCAATCGAACAGCTATGTATGCAGCAACAAAGCCGGGGCAACGCGACCTCCGAACCATTGTCGCCGCCCTCGCATCCACCCCTACGGTAGCGGATGACGGGAAGCTGGTTGATGAAGATGCGGCGTCAGATGCCCGAAACTTGCGATTGGCCGCAACATTCATCGAAGAAAACGACAACGCCAGCTTGAGCAACGGCACGGCCCAAGGTCTAGCCGAAACCCTTCGACGCATCGCCACCCGTCTGGAACAGCATGGTAGGGTAAGGGAGGCGCTGGCCGCTTTCGCCGACGAGTATCTGCCGAGCGGCATCCGAGACACACCCAAATGGAACGCGGTTCTAGCCGCAGCAGGAGTGCGAACCAATGGATAGCATCTACTTGCACGGCTCCGAGGACGTTCAACGGGCCGCATCCAGTATGTCGTCAGCCGCAGCGGAAATGCAGCGAGCAGCGGCGAACATGCAAGATGCCTTCTGTCAGCATCAACGGTTCATGGATGATTGGCTAGACCGCTTCGCGCAAATAGCCGCCGCCCTCCGCTCAACGGACACCCCTCAATGACTGCCCGGCAGGTGAGGTGATGGCGACATGACCGCTGAGCGCGTTGGCATTTCGGAAGCAAGCTTGATCGCCGGGCTGTCGGATCGCAAGTTGCGCGAGCTCGCACCAACTATCCCTGGGTCCAGGAAAGAGCTTTCGCAGACGAACACTCCGATATGGGTGTTCGATGAGGCGCAGTTGCGGGGTTGGGTCGCCGGAACCGTAAAGTCGGTAGTCGATGAAGCGCGAGCCACAGCTTTGGCGAAGCGCTTCCCGTGCGAATTTTACATGCGCGGGCCATTTATGCGTGCATGGAAAGGCCACCCCGATCGTCTCTATTTCATCGGCTGCGAGGCTACCAACCACGTAAAGATCGGAATTGCCTTCAAGCCAGCGCTTCGGCTTCGCGATCTACAGCAGGGTTGCCCTTTAGAACTGACATTGCTCGCTGAGCGAGAAGGCAGCCGAGCGATCGAGATGTATGTTCATGAGTTCTACTCAGCGGAGCGAGTTCGCGGCGAGTGGTTCACCAAGTCAGATCGCATCTGCGAATACATCAATCGGCTCAAGCGGTGACAGCCCTGCTCACCCACGAACAGGCGGCAGAGCGCATCGGAGTGTGCGCCAAAACGCTGCGGCAGTTCCGCAAGCAGGGCCTGATCCGCTACGTGGCCGTGACGCACCGCAAGATATTCTACCGGCCAGAGGACTGTGACGCCTTCTTGGAAAGCCGGATCACGCTAGACGTGCCGAAGTTACCCACAGAACGCCGTCGCCGGCAGTTGAGGCAGTCGCAGAACGTGATTAGCTTCTCAGCCCGCCGTCAGGAGAGAATGGCGGCTCAGGGGCGATAATGGCAACCTATAAGCCCAAGCGATCGACGATCTTCCTCTACGACTTCATGTTGAAGGGCGTCCGATACCACGGTTCCACCGGCTGCAAGACCAAGCGCGATGCCGACCGTTTCGAGAACAACAAGCGCGCCGAGCTCGCCCTGAAATCAGCGAAGGGCTCCAAGCCTCTAATCACGCTGGACGAAGCCGCTGGCCGCTATGAGGACCATCTGCGCGCCAATGGCAAGTGGTCGGCAACCATGGACTATCTGATCGCCAACGTGGTCGAAGGGCTGGGGGGAGATCGATTCCTCTCGGATATTACCGAGCAGGACTTGCGCGACCATTTCGCGAAGCGAGCGGGCAGGGTGTCCGCGGCAAGCGTCAATCGCGAGATCGAGGTCGCGCGACCGATCTGGCGCCGGCATCGGCGGACCCACGAAATCGGCGAGATGCCAGAATGGGGAGAGATGTTCTACGCTGTGGCGGAACAAGATCCCCGCGAGCTCGGCAGGGACGAAGAGGAACGGCTATTCACGCACCTCCGCGCTGACCTACAGGACTTCGCTCGCTTTGCCCTGCTATCGGGGTGGCGGCTGAAAGAAGTCCGCTTGCTGCGCTGGTCCGATCTATCGCTGGCCGAACGCTCGGCCAAGGTTAGGCTCAAGGGCGGCAAGATCGCCGCGCGGCCGCTTACTGAAGACATGCTGGTCCTGATCGCCAACCAGGTGAAAGCCGGCCCCTTCGTTTTCACTTACGTCTGTCAGAAGAGCCGCAGGGAGTTCGTCGATAGCAAGCTGCGGCTCCATCCGGCCAGGCTCGGGGGCGAGCGCTACAGCTTTACGCAGAGCGGCTGGCGAAAGCCGTGGGCAGCGGCGCTCAAAGCCGCTGGCATTGACGAACTGCGGTTTCACGATCTGCGGCATACACGCGGAACGCGCATCCTGCGTCACACCGGCAACCTGGCGATTGTCCAGAAGGCTCTAGCGCACAGCTCGATCAAGACTTCGCTGCGTTATGCCCATGCCTCGGATGAGGACGTCCGCCGCGGCTTGGATGCTTCCGAGTCCCGAACTATTCCCGACGCGCCAAACAAAGCGGGCGAAAACTCGTGGAAATCTGCGGAGAATTGAGCAATGCTGTCAGGGTGTAAACGAGATGCTCTACCAACTGAGCTAACCGCCCGTGCGCCGGAAATGGCGGCTTTTCGGCCAATTCTCAAGTTGCGTTTCGACAGCCCTGTGGAACGGAGCGGAAACGGACGAACCTCACCGGCATCAAACGTCCCGAACTATTCCCGAAGTGCGTTGCTAGGATGTTCCAACCACCACCCTAAATCAGATGGAGAGATGGGATGAGACTGTGGTTCAAAACGCCGGGAAGCATGGCGCTGGCGAGCGCGCTTGGAATGATCGAGGGAGCTTTGCTTGTCGGGCTGC